GGTCATTGTCGACTGCGCCAACAGGTTGACGTAGCCCTGCTGCAAAAGAATCGACATCTGCTCCGCGAATCCCGGGTAATCCTCGCCAACTTCGATGCTGTAGGGAATCATCGCTGACGCCTTGTACACCGTGATGACGGGCTGGGCCAGGGTGGGGGTGCCGTCGGTGACGGCTGTACCTTCCGCGAAGTACGCGAAGGTGGTGCCGGCCGACGTAACGCCACGCCACGCATCGGTCGTGACGTTCTCGATCCGGGCGATGTCGAGAATGGGGGCCGCCAGGGCTCCCGCCGTCAGAATCACGGTCGGGTCAATCGTAATCGGGACGCCATACCCACCAGCAGACGCGGTGCCCTCTGATGCCGCGCGGGCTTCAACGATCGAGCGAAGCTCGTCGGGTTGCAGGGACCCCTCGGAATACCTGCCGCTCATCAGCTTCCCGAACGCGCTGCGATAGGCGTCGGACTCGGTGATAAGGGTCATCTTCGCCATCCAATCGGAGTTCACGCCGTAAGAGCGCCCCCGATACATGGCCTGCAATTTGGCGCCTTGCTTGGCGGTGAAGCCGCTGAAGCCCACGGACTTCTCGGCAACCGCCAACGCCGCGTCGCGCAGCTCGGTCTTGGTGGCCCTGCTGCGGTCGATCGAAAGCGGGTCGGACTTGTTGATCTGCGCCGGCGCATGACCGCGGTCCTCGCCTTCGACCTGGTCGGTTGTCTTGGCCCGAATCGACGCGACCTTCAGCGCACGCGCCTCAAGTCCCGCCAGCTCGGTCGAGGCAACCTCGGCCTCTTCGATCGCAACGGCATAACGAGCCTCCTCGTCGTCGCTGCGATCTTCCTTGGCGTCCAGCTCGGCGACCTCGGCCTGTAGGGCCTTGAACGTCTCGCGGACTTCCCTGAGTGTCTTACTCACTGGTTTCCCTTTGGAGAATGGCCTTCGCCCGTTCACGCAATACGCTTACGTTCGTGGCTCGGCGGTGCAGTTGACGCTTCTCCCGGGACTCTCCCGCGGCATCGCGTGTCGACTGGGGCTCGACTTGCCTCGCATGCTCGAGCAGCTTGTCGGTAACGTTGGGTCCGATGCGTCGCTGTAATGCAGCAACGAAGCGGCCATCGTGGAGTAGGTGGTCATAGAAGTCGGCGGTGTCGGAGCGTACGCCAGCGGTCGCCGAAGGCGATGCCGGGAACGTGACAGGACCAAACTCGAAAACCTTGGCCTCGGTGATAGTCCGACGCGGCAGACCCTTCGGGTTGGATGACAGGATCTTGCCCGAGCGGTCCCAGGTGTCGCTGTGAACGATGAACTGAAATGACGCCCCGAGCTGGCTGCCGACAGCCCGGCCGTCCATGAGCTTGCCTTGCAACGCCGGCAGCAGGAAGTCGCGGTTCTGGGCGGTGTCCAGCAGCGGCACGACGTAGTGTGCCCCGGTGTCGTCCTCCTCCAGCGTGGCAATCGGTCCTAGCGGCTTGTCGCCGAACGTAGGGTCGAAGCCGTGATCAAACAAGACACGCATCCGCGACCGGTCTTGCTCGATCGTCTTGGCAAAGGAGCCGGGCGCGACGCGCTCCAAGAACTGCCCCTCCCACGCGTCATCGACCTCGTACCACTTGTTGAACGTCGAGAAGTGGCCGTGGAGCTCCGAGCCCGTTCCGGGCATCTCGGTTGAGTCGCGAAGTTCGATCACGTTGGGACCAAAGCTAGAGCGAATCAGCCGGGTGGGGTCTGGGTTCACCGAGTTCTTACCGCTCTCATCCCACGTGGCGGGCAGGACAGAGTCCGGACAATCAAGCCCCTTCTTCGCCTTGAGCACCATCGCCTTCACGGCGTCGAAACTGTAGGTCTTGGAGTGGTGCGCTAGCTTAGCGGCGTCGCTGACATCGGCGCAGTTGTTGATCGGGTACGACCCATCCGGCATCGAGTACTTGGGATCGGTAGCCCGTGCCTCGGGATCGTAGTTACTGGCCTGATCCATTATCCTGTTCTCCATTACCGCCGCTGTCCTCGTCACCGCCGCTGTCCTCGTCTTGATTAGAACCGCCGCCGTCTGAATCTTCAGACGAGGCGGCCGGTGGTCCACCGATCATCAGCGGCGGGGGCTTAGGCGCCAGCGTGGCCTTGATCGACGCCGTGGCAGCGTCCTCGGCCTTGTCGTACGTCATCGCTTGCAGTTGGACCGAGATTAGCTGGGAGTGTTCGAGTACCGACCAGTCGTCGGTCTCGATCGCCAGCGTCACAGACTCCGGCGTGTAACCCGAGTTGATCAGGGTCAACATCGTTGTGGCGTCAGCGGCGCGAACCTGAGCGGCGTCCAGCAGGTCCGCCTGTAGGAAGGCAACGTCTCGGTCGTCGTACCAGAGTCGCTTGCCCGGTGGAGCCGGGACGAGGACCGACAGCGCGTTGGCGGCAGCGCGCCACAGCGGCCGGATCGTACCGTCCGCCAATCGCCGGCGGGTCGCGGTATAGGTGTTGGCGTTCAACGCCGAGCCTTTCATGCCACCAGCCACTCCAACGATTGGCGCCGGCACCCCCGCCGCGGCGCAGATCCTCATTTCGCCCTGCTCGAGGACGCCCGAGAGGTTGAGATCCTGGAAGTTGGACCCGATCGTCTTGACGTCGACGCCCGATCCTACATACAGCGTCTTGAATCCGGCCTGAGCGCCGTTGTGCCGGTCGTCCAGCCGGGCCTTGAACGCCTGGAAGGCGTCCTCGCCGATTGGGTCCGTGAACGAGACAACGAGGTTGGGCGTTGCGGCGTTACTCAAGAAGGCGTTCTTGTAGTCGGTCAGGCCCAGGTCGGACATAACGTCTGGTAACAGCGAGTGTAGCCACGACATGCCGCGGAAGGGGTGTTCGGGGTCGGGCAGCGGACGGTAGTGGACGATCTCGTCCGGCGCGAACGTGGCCACCGTGTCCTGTTTCGGGTTATAGACGGCGTAACCGACGAGGAACTGGCCGTAAGCCTTGTCTGTGAGGTTGTCGTTGACGTCGCCGGTTAGGATCTTGACACGGGCGGGCTCGAGACGGGTCAGTGCGTTGGGCTGCTCGGTCGACCGCACCCAGTACGAGTTGCCATACATTGAGCCGTCCATCTCCATCCGGGCGAGAAGGTCGCCGGTCGACGCCTCGGGCCACGGTTCGCGGAGGAGTTGGAGTTGTGGCGAGTCGCTGAGCTCACCGGGCCGACCGGCTGAGTAAGCCTGGAAGGCGAAAGTGATCTCGGCGAAGATCTGGATGCGGATAGTCATGCACGCCATGACGATCGGGTCGCGGATCGACTCGCGGGCGATGATCTCGCCGACTTGCCCCGACGGGATCATGTACTCGACGCCGTTGAAACCGAATCGCTCCCAGAGGCGCAGATAGTCGGGGAATGACAGGCCCGTACCCGACCGGGCTTCGGCCTGCTCCCAGAGTTTGCGAATCTCTGAGTTGTTGCGCGGAGGCATGATCAGCCCAGGCGCGACACCTTGACTGCGCCGGATCAGTCGGGCGAGGCCCATGTTAGTAGTTGGCCTGTTCGTCGGATACGCCGAAGGCGATCAGGCCAACCGCGAACGCAACAACGCCTACGGGCGGGGTCGCCAGGAGGGCGAGACCGGTCGAAAGGACGACCAGACCGGCTGTCTGTAGCACGACGTGACGCCTAACGCGAAAATGCTTCATGTACTCACCCAAACGGTGTTCGGCCTGGTTGCGCGATCGTGGGCCAGCGTGGCGGCGATCAGCGTCGTTATGTCGGTCTCGGTCTTGTCGCGCGCCCAGCGCCAGTTGTCGCCCGCGGGCTTGCTCGTCGCCGCCAGCACGGCGGCCGTCAGCGCTGGGTGGCGCAGAACGTGAACCTTCTTGTCGGCTACGGCGCGGAAAAATCGGGCGCACGCGTCAGCGAACTGAGCGTCGTCATACTCGTACACCTTGACCGTGCGCCGGATCTCGTCGGCGTACTGGCGAGCGGGTCCGCGACCTTGCAACACAACGTAACCGCTGTACTGCGTGGCGAGGTGCGTCACGCGAGCGACCAATTCACCGGTCGGCAGACCGGCCTCGACCACCTCGATATTCCCCTTGCCGTCGGCGGCAACAATCGCGGCGGAGGTGTGATAAGGGTCACAGTCGACCCCGAACGTACAGCCTTCACGGTTGACCCCGGCGCTACTCACAGACGGCATTCCACAACGCTTCTGAGATTAGGCTCTGTTTCGCGCCGGTCCACTGGTTTAGGTACTCGCGTCGGAAGGTCCCCTCTTCTCGCACCAGAAACTCGGCGCGGATCTTGGCGGGATCGACCGTTATCCCGTACGCAGGCATACAACCCTCCCACGTGGTCTCGGCGTCGATCGGTGCACCGTCAGGCGCGCTCCACTCGAAATAGGCGATCCCCGATCGCACGCCATTCGCGACAGCGTCTCGGCCGGCGCCAACCTTCCGCGACAGGTAGACCGAGGACTCGAAGCCGGCGGTCGAGGCGATGAGCAGCTGGGAGTTTGCCCGCGTGATCATCGTCGGCGCCAGCCCTGCCTCGCGCATGTCGTCGACGTCGTCCTGGGCCTCGTCAACGATCCCGAGGTCGATCGTCTGGCCGCGGCCGCCTCCGGAGTGGCCGGGATAGACGATGCCGATTCGTGAGCCGTTGTCGAAGGTGATGGCCTCGGAGCCGGCGGCGCTGAATACGCGAATTCCGAACGCCTTACACAGCGGCGAGTGGAGCAGGAGTGTCGCTTGGTCGACGATCAGCTTGGCGCGAGCGTCCTTGCCGGTCTGGGCCGTGTATGCGATCCGCTGAGGACCGTGCCAGTTGATCGCCCGATCAACCTCCTGCGCCAGGAGCCAGGATGTCTTCCCAGACTGCCTCGGGGTAAGGACTACTACTTGCTGGTAGGATAGCCGGATCTCCCCCGCGGCCGACAGCGTATACTCCCCGGCCACGTCTGCTACCATCTGCTGCCACGGCATCAGCTCCTGCCCCTGCGGCAGGAATAGCCTTGCCACGGCGGCGACTCGCGGGCCGAACGTCTGGCGTTCCGGGCTTCGCGGGGTCGCCCAGCGCGGCGGACAAAATCCCGCGGACCTCGTCGGCGACGGACGTGGCTCCCTCATCAATCCCCTTCCGTAGCGTGGTCTCGAGTTCACGGAGTTCTCGCCACATCTGGCTGTTGCCGGCGCTGCGCCCGTCAACGGCGGCGGCTAGCGCCAGGAACGACGCCACGCGGGCGGAGTCTACGACGCCGAGGTGGCCGGCCGAGCGGAGCTCGGCGACGGTGACGCGGGCAGCGGCAAGAACGGGACCGTCAGCTGTGCTTGGCTCGCTGGTGGACAATGCCCGCCTCCCGTGCCTGGACGATAGTTAGACCCTTGCGCTTGCCCGAGAGGCGGTTTGGACCGCCGGCGACGGACGGGCAGAGGCGACAGTGGTAAGACCAGTGGTCGTGCTTGTTGTCGACGAGGAAGCCGGGCGTTTTGATCTCGCTCACGCGGCCCTCCCAACCAAAAATCAAACTTTCCGACTCAAATAAGGAGACATCACACCGGTGGTAAGCACGTTACTCTCGCTAGGTCGCGAGGCCGCCCCTATGGCGGCGATCACGCATCGAACGATGTCTGCTTGGCCACTCAAGTCGTTAGGTCGATCCGGCCGATTCAACCATT